GTCATGACCTGATCCCGTTCCTCCTCCGGCGTAGCCTCCGGCGAAGGTCCTATACCTTCCGGCGTTACGCGCTCCTGTAGCTTGGGTAGCCCCAGCATTTCCAGGCTCGCGTCCAAATCCGCAGCATCCCATAGAGCCTCCCATGATTGCGGCGATAACAGGGCCCGCAAGAACAAGGTCCGTAGAAAGGCTTTACTCGAATCGACAAGCGGCTCAGCTTCAATCCGTACCAGACCCCGAGCCTGCTCGCCCCAGTTCCACACGAGTAAGCGGTCCACCACGGACGTATTCAACTCCTGAATTATGTTGTCAAGAACCTGCTGACCGACCTGTTGACTGATCGTTCCGTGAGCTTCCGCCTCTGCCTTGGTGCCGTGGGTCCCTTCTAGGATTGCCCGTTCCGGGACCAACAGGGCACGGGTAAGCTGACGTTCCATGTGCTGCAAGGTAGTGACGAAATCCTGGCCGTGGGCGAGCTTCGGCTCCAGAGTATCAAACTGCCAGCTAATCAGTTTGCTAACATCGACGCCTGCCCGGAGCAACTGTTGTGCCCACTTGTAGAGCCGCACGGGTAAGGCGACACTACCACCACCCTTGAGACCAGCCAGGATCGTCGTAGCATGGTCCTTGTTTGCCTTGGTGTCTCCGGTTTCGCCCTTGCTATCACCTGCGGGATACCGCAACAGAACGACTGTCCCAGCAACCTTCCGCGTATACTGGCCTAGCTGCCCCCAGGTATCCTTCCAGGCAGACCACACAATGCGGCAGTTCTCGTACCATGAACGACCATGTAGGTTGCCTGCCTCCATGTCATAGGCCCAGTGCAAAACCTTTTCCGGGGGGAGCGCGAGTTTGCCCTGTTTCACCCCTGCGAAGCCGCCGTGAGGGTCGATCAGTAGATCGGTTTTCTCGACCAACAGTGGCTTGGCTTTGTCCAGGACGATCTTGCCCTCACGTACAGCCCACACCATTTCCATATCGGTGTGTCCGTAGTCCATGGCGTACAGCATGTTGTGCATGATCCAGGCCCGCATTGGATCGAGCATGTCCTTGATGAACGTCAGCATGTCCTCAGTGGGGGCGTCGCCTTGCTGATAGGACCACTTAGCCGCCTTGATGGGCGCGTGGAATACAGCACGAGCCAGGGCAATCGTCGGGGTTTCCCGCATCCGGCGATAAGTGGGATAGGTGCCCGCCGCCACAGGGCCGAAGCCACCTAGAGCACCGCCTATAACGGACGGCTCCCCTGCTTGGTCCTGGGTGAGTTGGCCGAACGTCGGCTTAGTTGTGGTGGCCTTCTTGGCCTGGGTCTTGGTGGGCATAGTGCTAGCCTCTGATTATCACCGGGTCGTCCGCCTGCTCAAAGAACCCGCCTAGTACCGGCCGAACCTGCTGCACCCTGTACCGCTCAGCGTCGCTAGCATGACTCAGCATCTCCTGGGCCTTGTCGATCAGCTTGTCCACACCCTGCCGCATGTCCCGGAAGTCCCGAATCAGACATTCACAGCAACGCCGGGCGAAGTAGTGCGGAACACCGTCCACATCGAGCATCACATCGTGCATGGCCTCCAGCGTATCGGCCACAGGCGGGTTGCCGGGCGGCACGCACATTACCACTTCCTTATCCGGATAGGCATGAACGATCTGCTGTCGCAGCACTTCCCACCCGCTCTCTGAGGTCTCGATATTCTCCCGTTGCCCCGTGGCATCGCCGTAAAGCTGCAATTCCGGCCACCGCCAGCCACCGTGCCGCTTGATCCAGTCAACAAACGCCGCACCCGCCTGGCGGGCGTCCTTGACGCCGGGCTGGGCAATTTCATCGTAGGCTACCAGCCGATCAGCAACGGCGTCATACTGCCCGATGACGCAGTGCATGTGCGGGCGACGGTTGAAGTCCACCGACAAGTGCAAGGGCAGTTCATCGCGCAGCTTGATTCTATCGTCGATGTTCCGGTCAGTGAACTGGTGATACAGCCGCCCTTCGCCGAACTCCTGCGGGGCCTGCTGGTACATGGCTGCCCAGGGGCCAGCGGTTGCCCCAGCCCGGATGGCCGTCAGGGCCTCTACATCGTACCGCTCAGGACACAGCGGCTCGCCAGCCTTCCGGCCGAGCACGTCGCCCTCTTCAGCCAGAGCAGGTAGCCGGATATGAATCCAATCGTCCGCATGGTCCTCCAGTAGGTAGGCCGTCGGATCGCGCTCATTCCAGCGAGTCATAAGCACGATCATCGTGGCTTCCGGCTCCATCCGGGTGTATAGCGTGCTGGTGAACCAGTCCCGGAACCGCTGCTGGTGAACGTAGCTGTGGGCTTCTTGCCAGTTCTTCACCGGGTCATCGAGAATCACAAGGTCCCCACCTCGACCAGAGATCGCACCACCCACCCCGGCCGTTACCATGCCGCCGTCCTGTGGTGTGTGCCAACGGCTTGCACTAGCGCTGTCCTCTCGAAGCTTGGTAAGACAGAGCGGATTGGTAGCCATCTCGTTACGCACCTTGCGCCCCCAGTCGGCTGCGAAGGCGTCACCGTAGGCAGTGAGCATCACCCGCTTATCCGGGAACAGGTCTAGGAACCAAGCAGGCGTCCAGAACGAGATAAGCTCCGACTTGCCGTGCCGAGGCGGGCAGTTGATGATGATGCGGCCGCCGCCCTTGCGGATGGCGTTGGTGACAATGCGGCTGATATAGACGAGGTGCCGCCACGGCTTCCATCGGCCGCCGCTGGCTACGGCAGCGAACGTATGAGGCATGGCCCGCCAGTAGGACATGGCGAGCGACTGCGCCGCGTCAACGGTTAGTGGTGTCGCTCCCACGATTCATTTCCTCGTCTATTACCCGCGCCTCGTCTGTCGTTAGCGGCACGACGTAGCGGTAGGGCTTCTTGTGCTGCCGATGCCAGGCCAATTCTACCATCATCTCCCATACCTCAGTATGGACTGCGCCAAGCAGCCTGTATTGGGCACTACCTTCCTTGCATTGCTCGCTGCTCTGGCAGACTACAGCAAGTCGCTTTTCAAGGCACGCGATCATCTCCTCCACTACCATGCTCGGCAGCGTGATGATCGCTTCCAGCCTGCTGTCGTCCGGGTGGTCACTCATCTGGCTCAATCTCCAGGCGGAGCTTGCATGGACCGACCCGGCATCCCGGTGCCGAAAAGCCTCTAACTAAAGGCAGGCCAAGGCGTTTGGCAATGACCTCATCTAACGCCTTCTCGCCAATGTCAATCGCAGATTGGACAAACCCGCCTTCCTGCTCCGTAAATACCAGCATCCCCTCCAGCTCGATCACGATCTTTGCCATGTCACTTCTCCTGTCTATTCAAGCGCCGCTCCGCTTGATCTAGTCGCCTATGTATCCGCCATCGCTGACACCACTTGCAGCAGAACCAGCCCATGTAGAACCATAGTAACCCCACCACCAAATCAACGCCAAAGTCACCCACGTCACTTCTCCTGTTCCTGCCCGTTGCCGTTCCCGTCGTCCCTGCCCTTACCGTTGCCACCTGGCAGTATGGGAAACGCCGGAGTCTGCTCACCACCCTGCTCAGCCAACGATGCCTGCCGATCCAGCAGTTGCACAGCAACCTCGCACGAATCAGCATCCCCCATGATCGCCTTCGCACTGGCTCGGATTGCCTCGATCCGCAATGGCCCGCCACCGGGACCGCTGATCTCGTAACGCTCGCGGAACTTCGCCGGGCGTGCCGCCTTCAATAGGAAGATGAGTAGCGTGTCGCTGTAGACCATTTGCTCCCCGATCTTATCCCCTTGGTGAAACACGTCCCGTCGCACACCCTTCACGGCCCGGCGCAATGCCTCGCCCTCAAGCAAGTCCGCTGCCTGCGGCGTAGCTTCCTCTAGTAAGGCACGGCGGAATAGCTCATCATTAGCCTTCCATCGACAAGCTGTCCGGTAGGGAACACTCGCCGCTTTGGCTGCGTGAGTCATGTTGCAGGTCTGTGCATAGGCCGCCAGCAAGGCCCGCTTTTTGGGCTCGGACACGTCCGGCCACTCTATCTCGCCATTTTCCGCCATCACTGTATCTTACCGCGGATTTCTGCTCTTGACAAGGGAGCCGTTTTCCCAAAGGCTAGGGGGCCGGCGGCGTAAGAGCCGGGGATACACCCCTTGCATCTCCTTTAGCGGATCGCACCTTACTCTGCTTCCGATGCCTCTTCGTTGCAACCATCGGCCTTTTCCTACTGCCGGGGCACGCAACCCGCAACGGGGCGCGTGGAACGCGCTGGTGTGGTTTGACGCCCCGCGTACGGGCTGCATTGTCACCCCTACTAAGGGTCTAACGGAGCTGGCTGCGTAGTCGGCACCTTTTCGCCCGAAGCGGACCACTTGGCCGTAGTCTCACCGTGCCCGTCGTCGCCGATGTAGATTTCAGTCCCGAACCGGATTACCAGCCCGTGCCGGACCGTGCTGTGCCCGTCTTCGGCTTTCCAACGGGTCATGCTACAGCCGCAGGCCCACGTTAGCAGCAAC